GTCAGAAATACCCGCTGGGAAAACGCGGCAAAGTACCTAACGCATCTGCTTTCGCAAGGTTTCAAAGCGTTTCCGCTCGTCTTCGAGTTCCTGAAGTTCAACATGGCTGCGGTTCATCGAGAGGTGATTCATTCTGAGCGGTTTGCTTGGATTTCCGATATAAACAACCCCAGGCTCAATCCTTGAGCGACTATGCACTACGGTTCCCATCCCCAGCATAGTGTAAGAGCCAATGACGCTGTACTGATGGACCGAAACGTTTAAGCCAAGGTTGGCGTTTCGCATCACGTGGCAATGTCCAGCCAGTAAAGCAGAGTTCGCAAGCGTGACGTTCTCTTCAAGAAAGCAATCATGAGCAACGTGACTGCCAGCCATCAAGTAAGCAAACTCTCCGACTACGGTTTGGCGTTGAATTCCAGCGTGTACCGTGACGTATTCACGAATGACTGAACCTTTGCCAATCTTCACGCCCATCAACTTGCGTCTGCTGCGGTGTTGTGGGTCAGAGCCAATGACTGCGCCAGGGTAGATTTCGCAGTTTGCGCCTATGTCGAGTGGCCCATACAGGCAGACATTCGGCCCAATCTGTACGTCTTTTCCAAAGCTTACGTCACCTTCAACGACTACGGTTGGATGGATTTTCATAGCCAATGAGTCATTAGTTCGGGTTCAATGTTTGGTGGCTTGGGGTTACCGTGAAAGTAAACGATTCGCGCCTTGCTTCTATGCTCCGGCTGGTGTGTCCAGTGGACCTTGTAGGATTGAATCTGATGCTCAAAGACTTGGTCGAGCCGTGTGGCGTTCGAGCAAACCGCACGAAGAAAAGCCATTTCACTTGGTAGGTTTTTGTAGGTGTAGTTGATTCCAGAATTCGCTCGAAGTTGCCAAAGATTCCAGATTCTTTTGACTTCAGCGGCTGAGAATAAGCCGATCCCGTTGCAGATGGTGTGAGGCTCGAATGGGTCTGTCAGTAGCCCACATTCACCTCGCCAGTTGAGCAGCTCGTCAATGTTGTTCGTGATCAGCGTATCCAATCCAATGATGAATCTGCGGCCTTTGCCTAGTCCTGGTCGAAAAGCTTCCATGACACAAGCCCAGCCTAAGTCTTCGCAGTCGAGCGCAACTTGCGTGACGGTTTCGTTAAACTGATATTCCTTGTCTGTCAAGCAAATGAACTTGTGGCTCTTCGTTGTGTTTCGCTTAATCGCTCGCGCCAATTTGTCCACCCATTCAGCAGAGTAGCCAGCGTTTGCGCTGTAGCTGGGTAGGTGTCGCTCTTTGCCGTTGAAAAGAATACAAACGATGTCCATCAAGCCGCTACCTTCCTCTGCTTTGGATTCATGATTTGCTTGCGCCAGTAAGCGAAGTTTTTAGGCCACTGTCTGCGAATGGTAAGCTCGCCAGCCTTCTGGAATTCATAAACCGGATAATATTTTGAACTCTTAGCGAATATCAGAAACCATTCGACTTTGTGCTTACCTGTTCGCTTTCTGATTCCAAACGGTCTGCCGTTTTTGTCTCTGCTGACAAAGTAGCTATAGCGTTGTTTCTTCTTCGCCATGCTGTTCTTTGTTGTGTTCTGAGCAGCGTCAGGATTGGCTTGAAGATAAGAAAGCATTTGGGTCATTTGTCCGCGAGAAATGTTTCCATACTTGTCTCGCCTTATGGCCTCGCCTGGAATCGCATACCAACCTTTTGGCAGTATTCCGGCACGATACAAAGATTTTTCTGAACGTTTAAACTCTCGGTCTTGTCCGGTGATGTGGGGAAGAAGAATATCTTCAGCGGTTAAGGCTGAACCTTCGCTTCTGTCTTTGGCATAGACTCGGCCTTCAAAGCGTTTCAGGTCATACTCAACAAACAAGGCTCCACGCTTCCCAGGCTTTTTGGGATTTCGAGGCAACAAGTAAGGATGAACAGGAGGTTCAAAACTGTCCTCCATCTCTTGATAAAGTCCGGTTCTGACGTCAAAAAGAGTATCCCTCATAGCCTTTGCAGTGGCTTCAGGAAATTTCTTTGCGACTTGTTGCAGGTAGCGCCTTGGGATTTTTAGTCCGGTGTCGCCTTTCAGTGGCATGGGCTATTCTCTGGCAAAGTTTACAAGCTTTGAAATCATTGAAGAAAACCTTGGTGTTGGGTTTGTGCGTCTGGCAGGATTCGCAAAAACGCATGGACGGTTTTTGTTTCAGCTTTTCAAGCCTCTCTTCTAAGCGTTCGCTTAGAGGCTTTCTTCTGTCGAGCAAGGTGTAAAGCTTCACGTTCGGCTTCCTCTCTGGATAATCCGCCATCGAATTGCATGATTGCCGCTCGTTCCTCAAACCAGACGTACAAGTCTGGATCGTAAAAACGTAACCGTTCCACTTCGTCGAAAATCTTTTCATTCATGAGGCGCAGCGTCAGGCGAGCGTCCGTAAATCGCCTTTATTGCTTTTGATTCAGCAAACTTCCTTCGCGTGGTTTGGCAGCACTCGCTGTGGCGACTCCTCAGGTTGGTTCGCCAAAGTTTACCAATCGTCACGCCTCAAAATCCTTGTAAAGCCGCGAGCCTGTCGCGCCTTCTTGGTTCTGGTACTTGCCGGAATACGGTTGCTCTGTGGTTTCGTCGAGTTGAAAAAAGACGATTTGGCAAATGCGAACGCCAGCCTTTAGCAGAATCGGCTTTTCTGATTGGTTGTACAGTTCAAGCGTAATCTGGCCTTGAAAGCCTGAATCGACGAATCCGGCATTTTGAATCTGCAAACCCAACCTTCCGACTGAACTTCTACCAGCCACAAAAGCCGCTAAGTGATTCGGCACACTGATTTTTTCCTGAGTTGAAGCCAGAACAAATTTAGAAGGCTCCAGCAAAAAATCTTCAGTCTGAACGTGCTGGTAAACGGATTCTGAATCCAGAAAGAGAAATTTTTGTTTTACGCCTAACTGAGCGAAGGTGTTGCCTAAGTGAAGATCCACACTACATGGCCCAACCTGGGCGAATCGTGGCAAATGCCCCAACTCTTTGAGTCCATTCAAAGTTTGGTGAGATAAGATCATCAGTCAGCCCAATCAAAATCGTCGTTTGGTGAATAAATCCGAATCAGTCCGGTTTCGCCCCAGCGCTTCGAGGCGTGAACGTCCCAGATTTCTTTGTCTTCTTTTCTCAGTGCGTCTTCTAGTGATTTCAGGAGGTTGGACAAATCCGGTGTTTGCTTATGAGGTTTTCCGTTCATCAGTGACTTTTGGCGAGTGGACCAAGACTTCGGCATGGGAATGACAAACTCAACGGCAAAGGAATCTGGCAACTCAAACTTTTTATCCATTGCTTGATAACGAAGCTCATCTGCGAATAGTCGATATCTGAGCGTTGACTTTGAAGGCGACCACTTATCCCGAATGCTCTGCCTTGGTTTGGGTACTGGTCTGATATTGAAGGTAATCATTAGGTGCTTGCAAGAGCCTTCAACTGCGAGAGGTACTGCTTTGAGAGTTGTTGACGTTTCCGGCAGTCAACGGAAGCCAAGGCTTTTGGTTCTTCATAGCGATACTTGGAAATCACGTTGAGCAAGTCATTGACATCCGCAACAGTCGGCCAAGGCTTGATTGGTGTGGGATTCCAAGAATTGATGATTTTGGAAATGGCTTCAGCAAAGTCTTGCTGGTCAATCATGGACTTACTGCAAAAGGCTTGAACCCAGAGTTGGTGTAATCCTTCCGGTATGGGTCTGTTCAAATTCATCGAAACCATTGCCAAAGCCTGAATTACCTGTTTCTCCGTGACGTTCTGCATAATCCTCCAACATGCGTTTGACTGATTGCTCTTGTGCGGTGAGTCTGCGAGGTTGTTCCTGCGGCTTGCCTCGGATTGGCACAATTGGTGGTTCTTGGTACTGGTCAATCAATTCGCCTTTCAAAAAGGTTGTGGCGTCTTTGGTGAACTTGTCTCCGCAACTCTGGAAGTAATGCGCGGTTGCTCTTTGAATCTGCTCAAGACTGAAACTCTGCAAAAGGTAATTGAAGTTTTCAAAAGCCTTCCACTTGTCACCTGGGTCTTTGTTCGAGTTCGTGAGGTAGTATTTCCACCAAATCTCAAAATCCTCTGAATAAGATTTAGAAACGTATTTTCTTTTGTTTCTTTTGTTCTTTGTTTCTTTTGTTATCTCTTTATTTTGTAGCGTTGGATTTTCCTGCGTAGGTTTTTCCAACGTAGGTTTTTCCAACGTAGGTTTTTCCAACGTAGGTTTTTCCAATTCAGGCAAATCATCACGCACACCAGTGACGAGGTAAACGTAATCCCCAAGCTTGCCATCCGGTTTACGAATTCTTGCGCCTCTCTGGATGTATCCAGCATTCAGCAGTTCGTCCATTGCCTTACGAGTAGAGTCAATGCCGTCTGTTGCGTGTCTGGCTAGTTCAGAAAGCCGGATGTTCCAATCTCTCGGCAGACTGAGCAGGTAAACCAGCAAGCCTTTGGCTTTCCAGCTTAGTGATGAATCTTGTGCTGCCTCGTTACCAATAACGGTGTAGGGTCCGTCAATGCGTTTGCCAATCATTCAAACCTCTAGCGTTTCAAAAGGATTGAGGTATTTAATCGGAACAAACCAAGCTGGAGAGCGCACGTCTGTTCGCCAGAACTGGTCCTGCTTGCCTTCGCTGCCTTTGATCCAGCCGTGAATCTCGTAAACTGGCGAATTGCCTGTGACCAAGACGAAGTTGTCCTCACCGGAATCAATCGGTCTGATGATGAGGTTCTTGTGGCTCAATGCCGTGCGTACCTGAAAGCCGCAAACGTCCGGTTTCTTGAAGGTGTCCACGCTGCCGTCCCAATAGCGGCCTAATGCCTTGGCAACCGCCAATTCTCCACAAGCGCCTTCCAGATGATTGTGCCAATCGTAGCGAGTCTGGTTGGTGGAATCCTTGCGCTGATACTTGATATTGGCTAGGTTTCGCAATCTGCCGATTTCGGTTGCCATTGCCAGCTCATGCCACGACAGCTTCACTTTCATCAGTCTCCGGTATCAACCCCAAACGGTCTTCGGTCTGGGTCATCAGTTGCGTCAATGCAGTGATTTCGTCTTTGCTCAGTTGCTTGTGATTGCTGGCTTCTCGCGCCATTCTTCTGGCGTTTTCGTAACCGTTGCGGTTCTTGGCTTCCTCAAACTGCGCCTTGCAGCGTTCAAAAACCGGATTGGCCTTTGCCTCAATGAATGGCTCATTGTCTGGCGGATTCGGCTCAACGGTTGCTCCGTTTTCATCAAACTCTCCATCCAGGCCAGTGATGCCAAAGCACAAGCGGATGGCTTGCTTCATGGCTGCCTGTCTGAGCATCCGGTTGGGGTAGTTCTTCCAAGCTGGACTTCGATCATTAAAGCAATCACTTAGATATTCTGTCACCTCAGTTGGGTGTGTGCGGTCTTTGCGATAAATGCGAGCCGTGGCGGAAATGACTTTGCCTTTGTCATCTGCCTCTCTGCCGAACTCAATCCGCTCAAACTGCGGATGGTTGTTCATGATCTTGATGTAGCCATCAACGGAAATACTCGTTGTGATTCCGCCTTTGTTGTCAGGGAATGCCCAAATCTCTTTAGTCACCGGATTCAACTTGAACTGTTTGGCTATCGTCAAAAACGCAACCAAGTGTTCTTGCTTGGTTCCGGTTGGTAAAATCGACTTCGACAACACTTCATGCAGTGTGTTTTGGTCAACACCTAATTCAGACGCTACTGATTTAATTAATTCGTTCATTAAGTACCTCTTTAATTCGCGCCTTCCAGCCAGCTTAAGCTTGAGTTGAGAAAAGCTTTATCGCTTGCTTCGGTCACATGAATGATTGCCCGTTTTTTTAGGGAGGATGGGCAAAACCGAATAACTAGAAGGCTTAATCTGTTATAAAATCATCCTCATATTCAGAAGGCTGAGAGCCTTCCACCCAGACCGGATTTAGGTATTGTGTGATTTGTCCACCACGATTGATGAACGCCAGAATCTCTTCTGGAAAAAGTGAATCAGCCGGAACTTCTGTTGAGCTCACTGAGGCGTTATTCCACTTCTCTTTCACCTCAACTTGCTTCTTGGCCTCAATCTCTAGCTCTTGTCTTTTCTCAGCCGCCTTGTTGCCGTGATGAACTGCGCGGCATTCAGCAGAACAAAACTTTGCTCTCGACTTGCTCGTCACTGGCTTAAATTGCTTTGAACAAATCCAGCATTTGAGAAGTCGATTGTGGTCAAGCCTTGAGCGGTTTCTTTTTAAATGAATTAAACCGTTGCAGGTTGGGCTACAGTATTTTTGGCTTCCGGCTTTTGGTTGAAATTCCTTTTTGCAAACCAGACATTCTTTGGGTTTCAGCGTCCCAGGCATTCTGGGAATCGTGCCTCTGACGTAGGCTCGCCTTTTGTCGTTTACATAACGGCATTGCTGTGAACAAAGAATGTTGCGCTCAGTTCTAGGCTGGAACACCTCGCCACACTCGACACATGGCCTTGGATCAACGATTACGGTTCTTTTGTAGTGCTGGTTGTAGCACCTAGATCCACAAAACCGCTGATCCTTGCGAGTGGGCAAAAACAACTTGCTGCATCGCTCGCAGGCGATCTTGACTTTCGGCTTTCTGACTTTGTCGCGATAACGTGCAGCGTTTTGTTTCTTCAACTCATAACCGCATTTGTGGCTACAAGTCTTGTGGCTGCTAGACTTTCTATTGAACCGCTTTGAGCAAATCACACACTGAGGCTTGGTGTGCTTGGCCTTCAGTTCGTCAAAACAAATCTGTCCGCAAGTTCTTTCCTCGCCTTCGGTCAAAAACTTCAGGCCACAATTGGTGCAGGTTCTAATCGTCAATGATTGCCTTGTCGTCCCAAGTGTTCTCGTTGAATGGGTCATCCATTCGCTGAATCTTCTCTTCCTCGCTAATGTCCAAAGGCTTCAAGTCTTTACACTTCTGGCTATGTCCATCCGGTCTAAAGAAACCGCAAACTGGACATTGGGAAACTGGCGTATACGATTCACGCAACGCTTTGGAGTCTGCTTCTGCTCTTCGAACACTTGCCCAATATGCTCGCCCAATCCTTCTGGTTTCCTCCTTAAAGGCTTCAAATCTTTCTAAGCCTTCGTGCATAACGTCTATTGATGAAATACAAGCGAATGCGCCACCAGAGTTTGCGATACCAAGGCGCTGAATAGTGTGTGATAATTCTGGATTTGCTCTTAGATTCGGCTCTGAAGAAGTAAGCCTGAATGGTTGGTGTGCTTGTCATGATTCAACTCCATGTTGTGGTGGGGAAGCGTTGCTCAAGCTGCTAGGAAAGACCCCTCTGACCTATGACTAAAACAACGTTTGTTTTCCCCATGTAGACTGCTCAATGAGCCATAGCGCTCCAGCCGGTTCTCCCGAAACCGTCCAACTCGGTCAATGAGTTGAAATAACTATGGCTCAGTCAACAGGCAGCCCACTGAGAGGCTGCGTTTTGCTTTAACTGCTTTAACTGCTGTAATAGGTTTCCTTAGTCCATATGCCATGGACTAAATCTTCTTGATATTGCTTTCTCCATTCAGCCCTCCTTTGCCTTCGTTCTTCTGCGATTAGTTCCTTTTCTTGCCAATCCCAGATCATGCGCAAATCTGGCTGAACTAGCCTCAAGATGAAGTGTAAAGCTTGCTCAGAAAGTTGCTTTGTGACTTCACCTGAGCCATTGGCTCCTGCCATGGAAAATCTTTTTTTGATTCTCTTGAATTCACCTGTTTCAATGTTCAGACGATAACGCTCTGAAGTGATTGTGTTAGGGTAACTTTGAGTCCAGATGTTGTTTTGTTTATGAATTGCCATGTTCCTCTTCTAGTTAGTCCGCAATTTAATGGCTTGGCTTGCGGTTTGCCGTAAGCGGTTCAACTCAACCGCTCGCTCTGCTTGCGTTGCCTGAATAGCAACGTCAGCGGAAATCTGCTTCGACAACTTCTGCAAAATGAGATTGTGTTCTGAAATCATGTTCTTGATTTCAGCCAGTTCTGTTCTCAGTTCTTCGTCAATCATTCTTGTTTTTAAAGAATTTCTTGATTTCTTGGACTTCTTTGTCTGAAAAAATGATTGGTGCATATTTGTGGACTTGCGTTCCTTTTGGAATCAGTCCTTTGCTGCGCCAGTAGCGGATACGGTCAGGATGTGCCTGAACGATCTGCGACAAATCAAACAAAGAAGTCATTTAATAAATTGATTTTTAAAGAGTAAACAATTAGTATTTCGCCTAGCTGCTAGGCAGCAAGTGCTTCCATCTTAATTAATCAATTGATAAAATCAAGAAAAATTTAAAGGTGCGTGGTGAATTCTTCTGAAATTATTGAAAAGGCTAAAAGTCTTTTGAATCTAAGATTTGATAGAGAATTAGCTGAAATGCTGG